AATGAGGTTATATGCTATGAAGGTAAGGAATGGACATTCCTTTTTCACTGTCCCCCTTAGTATTAATTATAGTACCTTGTCTATTGAGGAGCGGGAGGAGGATGAAGAAGAAAACCTGTGATTTTATTAAAAATGTAGACGGGCTTACTTTTAACGCAGGATTTAGAAAATTTAAAATAAAAGCAAAAGAAACTTTATTAGAAGGAGGAACCGAGTGTTGGGGCTCTACAGACTTCGACTTAGGCACTATATACTTAAAAGCAGATGCTGAGTTTGAAACAGCCAAAGAAACTCTTATTCATGAAATAACTCATGTTATTTTGTCAGTAGTTGGATTTGGTGGTTACGATCAGGATGAAATGGGAGGGGACTACTCTGATGGGTACATTGCTCCTACTAATAATGAACACCTTACTCTTTGTGTGAGTAGGGGGTTCATGTGTGCTTTTAATCTAAATAGGGAACTATTTGAGATTCTTTTAGAACAGGAAGATTAATTATGAGTTATATGTCAGTAGATGGAACAAGATCAGCAACCCAACACGCAGGCGTGGCTGCTATAGAAACTTCTGCGGTTCTAGCGGGAAAGAGCGGACTTGTCCGCATTTTAGGGACTACCCAAACAGCCCAAAAACTTAAAGTTTTGTCTTATACTTTTTCTCCGAGTGCCCCAACTCAGTTTAAGATAGGAACCTCTGCCATGGGCTCTGTATCCTATTTTACGGGATCTTTATTTGGGATAGCAGGTACGCCCTATACGATGCCTCTAAATGTACCCTTCGATTATTTCACTACCAATGCTGGAGATGATTTAATTGTTTCCTCGACAGCAGGCATAGCGGGCTCTATAACATATATGAGAGAATATTAGAAGTATATCTTTTATGAAAAATTTAAAGATTTTAGCTATAATTTTGTTAGCGGCGTCTATGGTAAGTGGATGTACTGTATCCATAAGACCAATAAGAGGGTACTATCGTCCTCATTATCACCCTTACTGTCCTCCTCAGTATCATCACCACCATCATTATTGGAGAAAATAAGACTAACTATTTTTATAAATTTTAGATAAATCTCTCTATAACAGTACAACAACTTTTCAACAGGAGAACCAAAATGGCAATAGACTTAGAAGCAATTAGACGTAAACACGAGGCAATTTCCGCTGGACCTGGGGGAGATACTTCCTTCCTTGACAAGTTCCTTCAACTACAAGAGGGAAGTAACGTAGTCCGTATCCTTCCTGGTAAGGACGAAGAGACTCAGTTCTATGCGGAGACTAAGATCCATAGGATCATGAATGAGGATAATAAGGCACGCAATGTCCATTGTCGAAAGGTGCATGGGGAGAAGTGTACCCTCTGTGATCTGTATTTCAGTTTATGGAAGACTGGGGTAAAGGATGACGAGACTTTGGCACGCCAAATAAAAGGACGTTCAAGGTACTATATGAACGTAATAGATAGAGAATCTGGTGAGGTCAAGATCCTTTCTGTTGGAATAATGATCTTCCAGAAGCTACTCAACACCATACTGGATGAAGACTATGGTGATATTACTGATCTCAAGGAAGGTCATGATTTTAAGATCATCAAGATTATGGAGGGGGTTTTCCCGAAGTATGACCAATCCCAGGCACGACCTAAGTCTTCTCCTGCTGGAACCAAGGCTGAGATAGCAAGCTGGATGGATAGTCTACATGATATCCATGCCTTGGTTAAGAAGGAAGAGTATGAAGATGTGGCTAAGATCACTGATGAGATCACACCCCCGTCCTTAAGTGCCAAGCCTATTAATGAGGCACCTGGACGAGAAGGAACCGATGCGGAGTTCCTTGATAAGATGAAGAGCGGGGAAGATATCCCGTTTTAGTAGGAGATAAATTATGGAATGGTTAGATTCACTATTAACCTCAGAGGCAGTATGGTCCCTTGCTGGGGTTTTACTTACTGCTTTCCTTGGTTTTGTTTGGAAACAAGTAGCTAAAGTAGGAGTAGAAACTGAAAGTATTGATACTCTTCGTAATGCTGTCTCCTTGGTAGGAGATGAGTTCGTAGTGTGGCGTAAGCGAGCTAATAAGGATGGTAAGCTTACGTCCGAAGAGAGAGAGGAAGCTAAGACTCTTGCTATTACTAAGGCAAAGGAATTAGCTAGCGGTCCTGTTCTTAAAGTGTTAACTAAGTGGGGAACGCAGAAGTTATCTGCCCTCATTACTCGTGTCGTTCAAGGAGATAAGTGATATGAGAAAGTTAGGAATTGCTTTGGTTTTAATTGCTAGTCTTGGACTAGGCTCATGTGGTCTAGGTCCTGTCATGGCTGGGGAAGCAGTAGACGATATGGTCTATGATGTTGTTCCTGGTGATGCTGCTCCTGAGTTTGTGGTTCCTTTTGTTGGGGATCTGCATAAGGTAGACTGGAGTTGGCAGATGTTGCTGCCTTGGACATGGTTTGGTTGGGGGGACTAATAGGGAGTGAAATTTTTAGCTTCTTTATTGTCGCAGATAATGGACAAGTTTATGAGATTAATTTGGGAGAGAGTAGATGCTCCAGACAAAGCGACAGATGCTAAACCTGTTCCTGATTCTATTCGTAATCATTGGAACAGCCTCATGCACAACAACGCGAACAGTGTTAGTTCCTCCAGGGGAATTAATCAGACTAGGACCTGATATAGAAGGCAGGGTCTATAACTGGAATGGGACTGAGTGGGTACTGTCCGATAATAAGGTAGAAATACCTGAAGGATGGATTGCTGGCCCCCCTCCAAAAAATAATGATAATTGAATAATAGGTTAAACTATTATAGAGCGCAGGTAGGATGTGGAAGTAGACACTACCTGCGCTTCTTTTATAGGTACACTAAATGACAAAGAAACTTAAAATACTTGGGGTTTACGCTAACGAAGGTGGGTGTGCTTACTATAGGCTTATTATGCCTTTGCAAAAATTAGCCCAACTATATCCCGATAAGGTAGAAATACAATTTTCACAAAATCCAATAAATATAGATACAAAAACGGGGGACCTCCCAACTGATGATGCTTCTTTCCCTTTGTTAGATTGGGCCGATGTAGTTTGGATAAATAATATCTCTAATTTTGGTGGACCTTATACCGCCCGAGTGATAGGGTTATCAAAGCAGCGAGGGAAGTTTGTTCATTTTGATACAGACGATTTGCTTATTGATCTTTATGAGGGACACCGACTTAAGAAAACCTACGAAGATAAAGATCTGTACAATATTACAAAATGGATGTATGGAAACGCAGATTTAGTAACAGTGACTCAACGTAAGTTTGCGGAAAGGGTTAAACCTTATGCGGGGGGTGTTTTAGCTGTGGTCAAAAATTCCATTGATTATACTCTACCTTGCTGGAACATGCCCAAGACAAAAATTAAAAATATAGTTAGGGTTGGATGGGCTGGGGGTATTCATCATGAAGAAGACGTTAAAGAGTTTTCAGGCGTACCTTGGAGAGTTAATCAAAAGATAGGAAAGGAGAAGGTCCAGTGGGACTTCTATGGGGCTCCTGAGCCTGCAAGGTGTAAACGAAAAAGGGAATGGCAACACCAAGTATGGGATAACTACAAAAATATTCTTCTTAAAGGTTTTAGAAATTCAAATAACTGGTCAATAGGGCAGGCGTTGCCCCCAGACAGGTACGGGAGTATGTATGCTAATATGGATATAGCTATAGCTCCTCTTCAAATGAATGAATTCAATGACAGCAAGTCCGAAATTAAGGTAGCCGAGTGTGGAAGATACAAGGTTCCCTTAATAGCATCTAACGTAGGCTGTTACGATGAAACTATAATAAATGGAAAGACTGGATTTCTAATTGATCCAGGCGCACCAAGAAGTGAATGGGTAAGATTAATATCTAGGTGTATAAAAAATCCAAAACTTGTAATGGAAATGGGAAATAATTTACACCAAGTAACTGAAGAGTACTTTGATATTAATAAGGTAGTTAAATACAGGTTGGAGCTATATGAGGAATCTTTTAAAATGTTAAAAGAGAGGCATAAAGACGCAACCTACAACAAGGAATGGGTTTTCAGTGGCAACAGTTAGAATACTTTCAGGCTGGAGTAATCCAGGTGGATCGACTAAAGCTTTTATTAATTTAACTAACTTGTTTAATGATAATGGCATAGACGCTATTTTTTATGGACCTCATGAGTGGCATTTGGACGAATGCCGTGCCTCCTTACATCAGAATTTAGATATTAATAATCCTGAAGACATACTTATAGCTCATTATGTGCCCTTAAAAGAGGAACGTCCTAATTTAAGTAAGGTTATATTTTCATGTCATGAAACAAATTTGTTTCCCCTAAAGGAGTATGGTATGAACGGGGTAGATACCGTCCATTTTGTCTCAGATAGCCAGAGAGAGTGGCACGATATAGACAAGGATTCTGTAGTGATCCCCAACATAGTTAAAGTAGGGAAAAGAAAGGGTACGCATAAGAGAAATGCAGTTGGTGTGATAGGAAGTATAGACTCACATAAACAAACCAGACTAGCTATAGAGGCTGCTTTAGTATCAGAACCCAAAGAAACTAAGGTTTTGGTTTTCGGGAATCCTACGGATAAATCTTACTTTGAAGAAAATGTAAAACCTCTTTTAAAAAACAAGAGGGTTAAAATTATGAGAGCTTATAAAGATACTACTTTCATGTATAATATGATAGACGCAGTGTATCACGCAAGTAAAAGAGAGACCTACGGGCTTATAAGGCACGAATGCAATTTCCATGGAATACCTTTTAATGATCTGTTTAATTCTTCCTCTCATTCTGAGTATTGGGAGGAAGAGAAGATTTTGGAAGCATGGAAAAAATGTCTAGAATTATAATTGTAGCCCCTAAAAGCATTAATAGGTATTCATGGAATACTCCTTTTAGGTTTGATTATTCTTATTGGAATTTTTATCTTCCTTTTCTATCTATGGGTCATGATGTAAGATTTTTTGATACCTCTTTATACGGAGAGGAAGACTTGGAAGCACTTGTGGAAGATTTTCTTCCTGACCTTTTATTCTGTGTCATGACAGATAGCCCTATTTATTGCCCGCAGGAACCCTGGAAAACTATAAAGAAGATCACCGAGGGACGCGATACCGTTACTTTCAATTGGTTTTGCGACGATTCGTGGAGGTTTGAAGATTTCTCTAAAGAAAAGTGCAACTACTTTAATTTTTGCTCCACCCCAGAGAAGAAGTATGTAGCTAAGTATAAAGAAATAGGTTACGAGAACATATTTTATTCTCCATGGTGCGCCAATTCAGAAGTGTACTCAAATTTAGATTGTAAAAAAACGAGTGTTCTTAGTTTTGCTGGGGGTATTACGGGGAAGAGAGCGTCGTATATAAGATATTTAAGAGATAAGGATTTACATGTTTCTCTTCCTCTCGATACTTCATTTGAGAGTATGGTATCAGGGTATGCTTCTTCCTTGATGGGTCTAAATTTTAGTAAAAATTCTACTGGAGAGGGAACGCAGATGAAGGCGAGAGTTTTTGAGGTTCCCGCTACGGGAGCGTTGCTAGTGAGTGAATACACTGAAGACTTAGAAAATTGTTTTGAGATAGGAGAAGAGATAATTACTTTCACCAATGAAGAGGAGTTACTAGACACTCTCCAAACTTTGAATAAGGATGTGGGTGTAGTTTTTGATATAGCTAAAAAGGGTCATGCGAGGTTTATGAAAGACCATGATTCCAAGGTACGGCTAAGTACGCTTCTGGAGACTATTTTACCATGAAAATGGTCATAGTCTATCACCCAGGAGGTGCGGGAAAATGGATTTATAAGGGCTATAAATCTGCATGGGAGAAAAGGGGGTATGAGGTCATGTACTCCAAGGATGTAGGAGACCCCAGCACGTTGGGTGAAGATTATTCTCTCATGTTGGTAGAACCTCTTATAGGTAATTTAAAGGGACGCCCTTTTAATAGAATTGTTAAACTTATGGAGAAAGCTACTAAAGTTTACCTGTTTGTGCAACCCCATAGTTTTCCTCTGCCCTGGGGAAAGCATCCCAATTTCGTAACTAGCTCTAAGGATAAATTTGTCGATCTTGTTAATAATATGCCTAACGTTCATCTTTGGACATTCAATAGTGCAGTTGAATCAGAATACTATTCTAAATGGAAAGATGTTAACTATATTCCTTTAGCTTTTGACAGTATAAATTATACTCCACAGGTGTACCCTGATTTTGCGTATGATGTTGCGTATGTAGGGGGGCAAGCAAATAATGCGTTTGATGAGAAAAGACAGATTATGCTAGAGTATTTTGAGGAAATAAAGAAGTTGGGAATTAATATGGGAGTTTTTGTAGAACGAAATCTTTCTACCCAGCAGGAAGCTGACATGATCTTCAACAGTAAGATAGCTATTAACATTCATGACGCATATCAACAGAAATTAGGACTAGATTCTAATGAGAGAACTTTCAAGTCCTTGGGAATTAATGGTTTCTTAATTAGTGACAGTGTGACAGAGGTAGAGAGACTGTTCCCTGATGTACCTACAGCTAAGTCTGCAACTGAGTTTGCGGAACTTATAAAAGAGTACCTGGATAAGGATCTCACCGAAATTAAAAAGAAAAACAAAGAACTCATCATGAAGGACCACACTTACCTGAATAGAGTTCAACAGATGATGGCCCTATGAGTGATTTAAAAATAAGCATTATTGTTCCCTGCTACAATGCAGAGGAGTGGATAGAGGAGTGCGTTCTTTCTATAGTGAATCAGACTTACAAGAATAAGGAAATTATAATTATAGATAATGAAAGCACAGATGGATCTTATAAAAAGATAGCTGATTTAAAGGAGAAGTATCCGGAACTTATAGTAGACACTGCTTCTAATATTTATCCTTGTGGTTGGACTGAGCCTGTAGAGAAAGCTCTTGAGTACGCTACCGGAGACTATTTCACTATTGTTGGCGCCGACGATTATCTAGACCATGAGTATGTTGGGTTAGTAGTTTCCAAGATAAAGAAAGATCCTTCCATTGTGTGTCTCCAAAGTGCCATAGATAGGCGTGTAATGAATTCTTCTGAGGGAGCTTATTCTATTTCTCCTGTAGTTTACTACTATACTTCTTTAGAGGAACAGAAAAATCAGTTGTTAATCCATTGTTGTGTAAATACACCTTCGGTTTTTTATAAAAAAGATCTTTATACTGAGGGTTTATTAGAGTGGGATTCAGAAAACTACTCTGGTGCTGCTGATTATGAGCTTTATTGTCGTCTTTCTGATAAAGGAATAATGATTACTCCCTTTAGAGAACGGTTTGGCTATACTTATAGAGTTCATTCCGGTCAATCTACTTGGCGTATGGTAGAGATGCAACTAAGGGGCGATAATTTCGATACCAAAATAAAAAATAAATGGTCGATGGAATGGAGTGCCTATGAGAGGCAGTAAACTTGTTATAGACTTCTTAGTGGATAGAGGATGCGATACTTTCTTTTTGATTACTGGGGGGGCTATTGTACCCACAGTTGATTACCTAGGAGAAAAAAAAGATATAAGGTATTTCTGTTTTCAGCATGAGCAGTCCGCTGGGATGGCTGCTGAAGCCTATTTTAGGGTAACTGGTAAAATCCCTGTTGTGTTAGTTACTTCTG